TTTAGCAAAACTTGCCGCTGCCGCTGATCCCCATGTGCTAGATCCCCATGTGCTTACACCCCAACCTGTCGATGGAACATAAACATTTAGACCTGTGTTGATTTGATAAACACCTACTGTAGATCCACCACCATTACCACTGTCTCCAGCTGCTGCCAATACTGGATCTCCGCTAGTATCTTTGGCCTCAATCGTATAAGAGTTAGCGTTAACAATGGTTGCTATTTGATATTCTTGATTAAGTACCGCAGCAGTAATATTGGCGCCAAGGGAGGCCGCACCTGAGAAGGTTACAAAGTCATTTGCTACAGCTCCATGAGCTGTATCAGCCACAGTAATTGTTGCATCTCCAGTTCCCACTTTAGCAAACGTTACATCACCAGCACCGGTTGTAGATCTTATTGGAGTAACATCATTGAAGTTAGCTCCTTCCTTAACATAGTATTTTAGGTTGGTTCCCATGCCCAAAAACTTAGTAGAAGATAAAGACACCCAGCCAAGCATAGCGCGACAGGCTCCTAAAAAAGTGTTTAAAGTATTTTTAGACCAGCCGCCTATTTTTTCTGGCAAACCTTTTCTAAATCTAATAAGATTACCATCAGCCCAACCCCCTTTATCCATAAGATCTGTCATCTCTTTGTTAATGCCGGGTTGAAATGTAAGTTTTGTTAAAGGCATTTTATATGTGTTCCCAAGGCTTTCCTTCAAACATTAAAGCCTCAGCTTCTCTTCTTCTTGCAAGACCGGGAAGAACTTTTCTTTCACCATTTACTGTAGCTTTATTCCAACGTTTTATTTGACTTGGAACATTTTCGTAATCACCTGCATTTAATTTTTTTAATAAAGTAGATACCTTTAAATTAGCTGGGCCTAAGTTGTATACCCAAGAAACTAAAGCATCAAACTGACATTGGTTCATGGGTGCTGTAACAAGAGCATTTATGTAATGCTCATACTCGTCTTCAAGTTCACGCCATAACATAAACTCTGCTTTTTCTTCAGTCCACTTATCGTTTTCTTGTACATCTTTAGTATGACCATATCCTATAGTCCAAACACCTGCAGCGCACTGGTAAGCTTCAAGCTCACAGCCTTCAAATTTTTTTATAAGCTCAAAGCCTTCGTCTGAAGTATGCATTAGGTTCCGAATACGATTGTTACGAAAGCAATTAACAAAGTTCCCATAAAACCAAAAGTTCCAAACATTGCCATTCTTAGCGTTCTGTTTAAATCGTTCATTTCTTCTTTTATTTCTGCTGTTTCTTTGAATATGCTTTTCCATCTTTCTTCACATTTTGCTTCATGCGATCTTAAGTCTGATGCAACAGATTGAACTGTGGTTCTATTAGCCATCTTTTTTATCACCCGTGTTGGAAGCTCCAAAATAAAACGATATAACTGCCGATGCCAATCCACCTAAATATCCTAACACTAAATTAATTAAAGCTTCAGAGTTTTGTTCAGGTGGTTGCAAGGTTACTAAAAATATATAACCCATAAATCCACCTACAACAGCAATACCCATAATTCTAGCTGTCCAGTCTTTGTTAAAAGTTTTTCTAGCGTCTTGTTTTTCTACTGTTTCTAATCTAAATATATCTACATCTAGCTCTTTCATTTGAACTTCAAACTGTTGTTCAGCTTTTTTAAGTTCTAACATTTGTTCTGGAGTAGCCTCTTGTATAGCTTTATTAATAGACTTGGGATCTGCTTGACAACCAAGCACACCAGCAATAACAGATGCTGCTTGACCACCTAGTGGACCACCTAATGCTGATCCTAAAGTTGGAGCAAGCGCTCCTACCACATTTTTTATTAAACCAAATTTCATAATTACCCCGCTAATGGATTTTTATTTTCTAACTTGTTTTCTAATTTATCTACTTCTTTATTAAGAGATTGTATGTCAGCTTTAATAGTAGCTATATCTGTTTTTATATCAGTTACATCTGGAACATCAATACCATCTATTTGTTTTTCTAAATACTGAACAGACTTTTCTATGCCCGCAAATCTTTCTTCAATAAGTTTTTGTTTTTGTTCAGTGTCACCTATGCCGCCTATTTGAGCCTCTAGGTTATCTAGTCTATTAACATATTGAGCGCCTTGATAACCAAAGCCAGCTAGCGTTGTAACAATACCAACAAGAGCTATAAGTTGCGTTGTTTTATTTTCAAACCAATTCATTTCAACCTCCTAAAGAGTTGGTTGCATTTGTTTTAATTCAGTCAAAGTTTGTATACTTTGTCCTGCTAGCCCATAAAAAGCCGCAGTATTGTCTGAAATGTTGCTATTAGTATAAATGCTTTTTGGCTCATACCAAAATTCTTTTTCTGGTATATATGTCATTCTATAGTTATTAAACCCAGGGAGAAACCCCATAACAGCTATAATAGCGTTTTCTGAACCATACTCACCTGTTTCTTCTTGCTGGGCTGCAACTTGTTCTTGAGCTGTTTGTAGGTTTTGAGCAATAATGCTTTCAACAGTTGTTTCACTTTCCGCATCAGAACTAACAGATGCAATAGACGTATCCATTTGATCTTGCGTTGTTTCTACTGTTCCACGTAGAACAATTGTTTCTGTTGAAGCTGTTTCTGTTTCTACAGATGTTGAATTAAAAGATGAGTTAGACACAGACATGCTACTCATATCAAGCACTTGATTAGTTTGAGCGGTAGATGATGCAAACTGATCTGACATGCTAGGAGAGCTACTGGTACTAAAACCTCCAGTAGATGAGTTACTTACAGCATTGCCAGCAGCTACAGTATTCCCGGTAGCATGTATAGAATTACCAGAGTTAGTACCGCTAACACTTTGATTTGCAGTTGTTATGGTAGATGCAACAACTCTTAATGCTATATCTCTACTAATAGAGCTTTTACCTGTAGCTTCTTCTCTTTCTGCGGTTTGAAACTCTTCTTCAAAAACTTCTTCAAACTCTTCTACTATTTCTTCTCTTTCTATTCTTTCTTCTTCTATTTCAGCTTCAGCCAATCTTTCTTCTATAGCTTCAAAAACCTCCTCAACGGCCTCTTCTTCAAAAATTTCTTCTATAAACTCTTCCTCTGGGTCTTCTAATATTGCAACTTCTTCCTCTCTTCTGGTTTCTTCTTCAAACCATTCTTCTAATTCTTCAATAGTTTCTAGTTCAATAAAAGTTTCAGGCTCTCTAAAGTCTTCTACTAAAAATGTTTCTTGAAAAATAAACTCTTCAATAATTAAATCTTCTACAGGAATAAATATTTCTTCATTCGGCATTTCAAAATCTGGTATCAAGGGAAATGGATCTACAAACTCATCTTGACGAAACATTTCTTCAAAGATTATTTCTTCTTCAAACATAAACTCTTGTTCTTCAAATTGCTGTTCGTCAAACTCAAATACAAACTCTTCAAACATTTGTTCTTCTTCATAACCAAACTGTTCTTCTTCTTCGTAACCGTAATCAAATTGATCTTCTTGAAAGTAGCCCACGTCTTCTTGCTGTCTATAGCCAGGGCAAAATGGGCCATACTGAGGATCTAAATCGCATTGCTGGTCATCGTATGCGTCCCAATAGTTAGGACATGACTCACTATAAAGAGAGCTTATATTACATTGTTGGGTTAATAAAGCATCTGCATAACCGCTACAACTAGAATCATTTAAAGGATTGCTACAATCAACACCGTTGCCACTACCTGCGCCATATAAAGATCCACCATTTTCTAACGTGGTATTGATAGATGTTGCATTCCAATTTTTATTGACGCAAGAGGATGAGTTGGTTGTACCTGTACTGCATTCGTCATGATAGTAATAAGTGTATGAATTTTCTTTTTTAGATCCTACTTCTCCTATCAATACATCATGATTAATAATATTTAGATGGCCATAACGAAGATCAAACGAGTTATTGTTCCAAAGTATTATTTCAAAGCTATTGTCTGTATTGCTTCTGTTGTACTCCCTTAGATCATACCAACCAAATATCATTTTACTTGAGTCTCCCCAAGACTTCATACGAGAATTGTTATCCCTAATTAAGTCAGTCCAAAAAGCATATATGGTATATGTGTGTTGTCCGTTAATAGGGTCAGGAGTGTAATCGTTACAGTAGCTACCACTAGCGCCAAAATGGAGACATCCATTGGTAGCCATCCTCGCTTGGCTGAATGTAGAGCCATAGAAAGTAAAATTAAAAGAAAGATCAATTGCGGGAGAAATGCCATCGTCAGATACCTCGTATGCTAACTCGCCCTCAAAGTTGTTGGCGTTAGTTTGCAGGTGATATAAATCTTGTCCTGCTTCATAAGTATATTGTCCATATACACTAAATGATAGCAGACTAACTACTGCGTAGCATAGAATTCGTTTCGGCATTGTTTATTGGTTTTAGTTTTTCTTGTATATATAACCTTAACTGCGCCAACAACATCTTTGTTTATTTTTTCTCTGTTGGGATTGGAATCATGTGTACATTTTTGTATAAATAACTTTTCTTGCTCTTTAGCATCTGGTCTTTTAGATTTGTTTTCAGCCCAAGCCAAAGTTGCTTCTGCGCCTATTTTGCCTCTGTAAGGACAAGGAGTTCCAGCCATTTCCATAGCCTTAAATACTCTTTCATCCTGACAAAGAATAGATACTGAGGCCACCTTCATCCCGGTATCGTAGAGATATTTCGAAAGTTTAAGTCTTTCGCAGTTAGTATCTGTAACTGTGCGTCCTGTAGAGAACCCAAATACTTGCCCTTGGAAAGCACCAGAGCGGCCTACAGTACAAAGATCTTGTGAGTAAGACATAATACTGGGGGCTATTGCAGAGGCTGGCGGAGCTTTGCTCTTGACGTTTTGATTAATCGTTTGAGTGGAATTAGATTCATTAATATTTCGATTAGTATTGTCAGATTTTGAATTGTTATTGTTTTGATTAACATTATTAGTTTGAACATTAGAATCAGAAGTCGATTGATTAATATTGGTGTTTTGATTCGTATTAGAACTGGTCGAAGTCGAGGTATTTGTATTATTAACATTCTGATTTACCGTAGAATTAACGGTAGAGTTAGAAGTCGAGGTTGAAGTATTGACGTTGTTATTAGAGTTGGTGTTATTAGAGGTCGAACTATTTACGTTCGTATTTGAATTAGTCGAAACATTCGTATTGGAGTTTGTATTTGTCGAATTATTCGTATTAGTCGATACGTTGGTATTAGAATTCGTATTGGTGTTTGTATTTGTATTTTGATTGGTATTGGTATTTGTGTTGGTATTGGTGGTCGTAGTTGTATTAACTGTATCCAAACTATTGTTTTCGCAATACTGAGAACCGTTGGCGCAAGCTGTACCAGATTGTTGAGAAGATTGGGCGCTAACATTTACAGACAAACCAATAACCAAAGTTACTAAAAAACCAATAGCCGACCAGGCTATTAAGCTATCATGCTGTTTTTGCTCCTTGTCCATTGTTGCACCAAATCATATTATTTTTTAAATTTAGAAACTACTTGATCCCAAAGTTCAGGTTTGAATTTTTTTACAGACCATCCCATTAT